TGATAATACTGTCCTTACGATTTTCTCATCAATAATGGTGCTGGCAATCTCTATAGTCGCATCAATGTCTATTATTTACAAATCGTCGCTTATGGCTTTGGATGAAAGTGATATACTCGAGGAACTAAGGGAAATAAGAAAACTAATAGAACAACAAAAAACTACTGGTAGGGATGCCTAAAGGCGTTCCTGTTTTTTTATTACGCCATTCCACTGTTTGAGTGTGCGGCATAAGCAATATCCAACATCTCGTCAAATATCTGTTTAGTTGTTTTGTTCATGCCTTGAATTGTCACATAGAATGTTTGCTGAGAACCACTTCCTGCACTACTTCTGTGTTGATCAGCCTCCGCTCTGGTTAAAACTTTTTCACCTCTATGGAGATTGGCTGGGTAATTGTCATACGGTACATACGATATTCCCATAGCCTTAGAATGGGCAGGAAGCATTTTAAGAGTATTCGTATTCGAGCTACTTTTTTGTCTCAAACTTTTACCAAAATCATAGGCCTTATTAACTCCCCAAGCCGTAAGGCCTGAACCGGTACCGACACCAGCACCCCAAGGTCCGCCAATAGCACCTCCAGCAAGTCCTCCTAGAATAGCAGCCCCAAGCGGGCTACTTTCTAACGCCACTTTAAAAGCGGTCATAACTCCTTCCGCAGCTAATTTGCCAATCGATGGCGCGACTACCATGACGCCCTGCCCAATGAATGTGCCAACCTTTTGCCCAAAATTTGCTATGGCTGCCGCTCCTCCACCGTCTAACCACTTATTAAACTCGGTAGTAATGTCATCCATAATAAATTTAACCTTGCCCCAAAACTCAAGATTCTGGAATGTTGGATTATCAAGATACCTTGTTCTCACGTAGTTAAAAGCGCTTTCCATTCTAGAGAACAAAGCCTCAGAAGCCTGTTTACCAAAGGTAATAAGATTATCCTTCCACCGAGCAACGGTATCTTTGTTACTATCGAACCATCCCGTGATCTTGTCTAGCCTTGGCTTCATGGATTCAAGGATTCCCATACCGGTACTCCGAAACAAAGTATTAATTGTGTCCGTAATCGTAGAAATCTTACCAATGGCCGTAAGGCTAAGCTTTTGAGCGCCACCAGCGAAGGTTCCTTCCATTTTCTTTAGGAATCCGGTGAAACCGCCAAGTTTTTGAAACTCCTCCTGGCCCATTTTGACGTTGAATTCCGTCATGCGCTCCATCTCACCGTTTTGAGCATCGGCTATGGCTTCCATCGCGTCTCCAATTGTTTTGCCCGGTGTCAACGCAGCCATATCAGTGGCGATTGTTACCATGCGCTCAGCCATGCCTATATCGCCTTTACTTACCCCAATCCCCCTTGTCATTGCCGGAAAAAGATCATCCATCCCAAACGGCGTAGCAGCCGCGAATTGCTCCAGCCAGCTCGTAGCCTCCTGAGCGAGTGCCTTATTACCCTTAAGCCAATGCTCCATGCTCACGGCTTGAGTTTCCCAAGTCATGGCAGCGCCAACCGTTGCCTCAGACAATTTATTGATGCCCATACCGGCAAGAGCCATTGTTGCCAACCCTTGCAATGATGTAAGCGAATTAGTGATCTTGCCTATGGTTGCTGATGCTCCATCTCTGATTCTGATTACAGGCCTTACAGTCGTATGTCCAAGAACTCTAAGCCTAGATGTAAAGGTATTGGTCTGCCTCATCGCACTTGTCAATGTCGAACTAAATTGATCCCTAAGTCTAATTGTTGCACCTAAAATCAACTCTATTTCACCTCTCCTTCCAAGGCGACAAGCATCGAAGCATACATAAACGTTTTTTCTCCCTCGGGAGCATTAAATATCTCTGACGGCATGCGCCCCTTTTGTGTGTAGTAATGAATCATAGAGGCCAAGCCGTCAGATTTAATTAGTTTTTTACTTCCTCAACCTCAACCACGTTACCTTGATCTAACCCAGAAAGCTTACTAATCGCTCGATAGATTAAGATGATTTCCCCACCTAACAACACTTTTGAAACAATGTCAATAGGTCTTGTCACATCGTAAGCATCATGAAGTTTTGTATCCTTGAAGTTCGGTTCTATGGTGAACTCATAGACACCCCACTTCATCTCTTCGGTTTCGCTTCCGTTAGCTCTCTTGCTAATATCGCCCATCTCATCAATGGTTCCGGCTCTGTACTCAACAATAAACGGCTTTCCCAGCGCTTTTGAAAGCCGTTTAATCTCAATTTTACCTTTAGGAATATTTGTAATTTTGCTCTTATCAGCTGCTAAGAGCATTTCTAACGTTTGCCCCATTGCTAAATCCTCCTTTATTGCGGCTTAATTGTATCGACCAGTTTCCAATCGGTAAAAGTGAATGGTGCGTCAATACTTCCCTTCTGCGCGGCTTCCCAGCCAGCCAAGGTGATATCATCAAAACTTGCGTCCTTGATCATAATTCGTTCTGCGCCGTAGGCGGCAGGATCGTTTAGGACAGACAAAATTTGAAGCCTTGGGTTCTTGCCTTCTTTAACTTGGTCTGCTAGTTTTAAGGCCATTCTGCTGTTTACCTTGTGTAATTTTACGCTTCCGGTACCTTTATAGCCCATGATTTTAGTATCGGTACCAAGTTTACCAACGACTTTAATCTCTTCTTTATTGATCTCGATCTTGGCGTCTAAGCCGTAGGCCTCTGAAACAAAGTCACCATCGAGCCATACTTCACCGTAAGTTCCATTTATAACCCTATTTGCATCAAGTTTTGTTGGCATCTAAATCACCTCCTACAGATTAACAACGATTTGAACATCTTCAATCGCATCGAGAGGACGTACATAACTAACTAAGAATACCTTGTCTCTAGTATTCATCTCTTTGATCTGCTGCTCTGTGAGAGTCGATGTATCAACTCCGATGGATTGCAAATAAACCTTTTGAGCAGGAATATTAATCTCGCAGGTATTCTGCCCGTTGTCTAGCACACGATCCAGCTCTAATTGCTCATAGTAAGCATTGGTAGCGGCAATAAGCAGAATCTTGTTAGTATAAGAGTTTTGGTATTTACCTACATAAACATCCTCGATTGTTTCTTTGACATCTGAATAAATTCTATCCAAGATGCGGACGAGTTTGATTTTCTTCCAATCCTCGCCCTTTGTCTCGGTTGTTGTAGTGAGAGAGGTTACGCCGCGGGCAATCTTGATCTGCTTACCATCGTTATAAAGGATTAATTTTCCTGCTCCCACCGCCGTGTCTGCTTCTACTTTTGTTAAGTGGGGAACGTCTGTTACCTCGGTAAGCTTGTAATAAGTAGGCGCTACAGTTAATGATAGCCCAGCAATAATTCCGGCTATGCGAGCGCTGTACTGGCTTGCTGTATAGGTGTTCGCTCCTACTTTGATATCATCCGTTGCAAAGTTAATGATCCCTTCGTGATCTCCGACATAGTTTGGCAGGACAAACATAACTTTACGTTCTTTGGTATCGCGCATTGACTTCGCCCAAGATCCGACTGTCGCAACGTCAACTTCGGCAATTCCCGGGATAGCCCCGATATTCCATTGAATCGTTTCTAAATAATTTAGCGCATTAGTGTAATTCAACTCTGTTTCTGGAATTACGACCGCTTTTACGGTTTTTGGCGTACCCAAGAAAGCATCTTGTAAGTACTTCTGATTTGTTGCGCTGAGCGTGTCCGGGGTATCTGTTACATCTGTCATAATAACCTCTGTAACTTCCGTAACGCTCGCATCCTTTAAGACAATAGCGCAGATCCCAACAGATCCCTGTTCAATTGCCGCTATTGCTTTGGATTGAAAGATAATATTGACTGACGGTAATCCCATTGTCATCTTAATGATCACCCCTTAGTTTTGGTGTAAAAGCTCCACACCTATCTGCTGTATGTGTCGAATGTCAAGCATAAGATCATAATCAGGCTGAGTCCATCTTGTTCGATCAATATCTAACCTAACGATGCAAGATATTTCATCGTCCTGCTTACTTACTTCTACGTCGATCACGTTAAAAATCTCCCCGCCTGGAGCAGATAGTGACGGTTGCATGGCGATGTTTTCCATCGTGCCCGCTACGCTTAATTGGTCGAACGCGTCGGCATCATTATTCGCATCCAACGGCGCGAAGTAAACAATCTGCCACGTGATTGCCGTATTGTAGGCCGACTTGCTCAGAGTATTGTCCATTACGTTGACTAGGTCGAAAAAAAATGAAGGCCGAGCAAAATTGTTTGGCATTTTAGAAACATATAATCTTGTAACATCAGGAAAGTTGCTGTGCATGAGTGAGCGCAGCGTATTTAAACTAGCCACTAACATCCATACCCAACTCCCTTCCTATCTCCCTGACCAACTCTTTTAATAATGGCGGAAGTTGTTGCTCTGTTTTTTCGAATCCTCTGCGAAAATAATGTTTTCCCGGGACAAATCCAACAACCCTGCCGCCTCTGCCAAGCTTGCCTCCAACGACTATTTTATGGCCGTCCTCTATAAGGTGAGCGTGAGGAGCTTTCGAATATACATTAATTTCGTCTTTGCTAATTTTCTTAATCCGATAAGACTTTTTGAGTTTACCTGTTTTACGAGGAGTAAGCGCACGGACGTTTTTACGCATTAGATTGCCGGCTTTTCGAAGAATTTTATTATATGATCTTGGTGCCGTATCTCTAATCACTGTTAACAAGCGTTTTTCCCACCGAGTTAGCTCATCGGTATCAATTTCAATGCTCATTTTTTTACCTCAATACACATAAGTTCCATCTCTCGATGTCTCTCCTCGATATCAGCAACCGATTGAATATCTAACATACGCTCGCCATATTTAATCCTCATCCCTGTGGTTACACCTTTACGGTAACGCATTTTTACTCTAATTTTCGCCTCAGTGTTGACGTTTTCGGCCAACAGGTATTCCCTGCCGCTCAAAGGTTCCACACTGGCCCATACAGTCGCGACATCTTGCCAATCAGACGATCCGGTTGGTGTGCCGTATCCGTCTAGCACCTCTGCAAATTGCTGAATGGTTACTCTGTGTCTTAATTTTCCTGGATTCATATCGGCACCGCCGCCTTATAGTAAATTAACCGAGTGCATACCTAAGATCGTATCTACCACTCTAT